AGTTACGATTACCGCAGCTGCAACAGTATTACCAACAGGTGTAGGACTTGATTTAGCTACATCAGAAGTTAATATTAAAAAATGGGATGGTATTGTACCAGGTGCAACACAAACTTGGGTACCTATCCAAACAAGTAGAGGTTCATAATGTTTTTTGGAGGTAGTTCATTTGCTAGTTCACCATTTGGCGATCCAGGTGGAGTAAGTATAGCCTTTACAGTCAATGGTGTAAGAATGAACGTTGCTGTAGGCAACGTTGTAATTCAAGGGAAATCTATTGTTTTACCTGATGGAAATAGGGTTAATTTAACTACAGGTAATGTAGAGATTAAAATAGGTAAAACAGTTCTTGTAACAGGTGAAGAATTAGCACTTGCAACAGACACGGTAGATGTGATATCATGGAACCCAATAATTCCAGGAGCAACTGGTATTTGGATTCCAATACATCCAGAGAACCCATAGGAGAAAAATGGCTAGTACATATTCGAGTGATTTAAAATTAGAGTTAATGACCACAGGTGAAAAGTCAGGTACTTGGGGTACTATTACTAACACTAACTTACAACAATTAGAACAAGCAGTATCAGGATACATTGCAATAGATGTTGGTTCATCTGATGTTGCGTTAGCTTTATCTAATGGTGCAGTATCCAATGGTAAGAATTTTTATTTAAAACTTACAGGAACTTTAACAGCGAATAGAACAGTTACTATGCCAGACTCAGCAGAAAGAGTATTTATTGTAGAAGATGCTACAAACAGATCTGCTTCTTTATTTACGTTAACCGTTAAAACAGTATCAGGAACCGGGGTCACATTACCAATAGCCTCAACTAGTTTAGTTTATTCTGATGGAACTAATATAAGTTTAGGTTTAAGAAAAAAAGGTTATGTAACACCTGGAGCAACTTATACTACAGTAAATGGTGATCAAGTTTTAGTAGATACATCAGGAGGAGGAATCGGAGCTCCTGTTACAATTAATTTACCAGCAAGTCCATCTGTTGGTGATGAAGTTCATTTTATAGATTCAGGTAATAACCTTGCATCTAACAATTTAACAATAGGTAGAAATGGATCTAATATATTAGGTTCTGCTTCTGATTTAGTTGTTTCAACAAATACAGCAGCGTTTACATTAGTTTATGTTAATGCAACAAGAGGCTGGGCATACAAAGATAACATATAGGAGCACGGACCATGGCTCTAATTGACTTTAAAGTTTTTCCTGGAATAGATAAACAGGATACCACAGCAGGTGCGGAAAACCGTTGGGTAGATTGTGATAATGTTCGTTTTAGATATAACTTACCAGAAAAAGTTGGTGGTTGGGCATCACTCATTACAGATACAATTGCTGGAGTTGCAAGAAGACAATTTGCTTTTGTTGATTTAGATGGAAATAGATATGTTGCAATAGGAACAGATAAATTTTTACTTATTTATTTTGAAGGTCAATTGTATGACATCACACCTTTAAAATCGACTTTATCTTCTGCAACCATTGCAACAACAGATACATCTGCAGTTTGTGATATTACAACAAGTGGTAATCACAATTTATCAGCAGGTGATATTGTTTTATTAGACAATGTAACTTTACCGGGAGGAACTGGTTTTACTGATGCAGATTTTGAAGATAAATTATTTCAAGTAACTTCTATTACATCAGCAACAGTATTTACCATTACACAAAGCACAGCTGCAACAGGAACGGTATCTACAGGTGGCAGTATAGATGTTAAACCTTATGAACAAGTTGGTCCTGCAGCTCAATCTTATGGTTATGGTTGGGGAACAGATACTTGGGGTGCAGGTGGTTGGGGAGATGCTTCATCTGCAACCGATGTATCACTTGAACCAGGTTTATGGTCATTAAGTAATTTTGGAGAAGTATTAGTTGCAACGATTGCAAATGGAAAAACATTTACATGGAATTCTGGAGATGCATCAAGATTAACAACAAGAGCATCAACAACTACATCAGGATTTGAAACAACAAACAATCCAACAGCAACAAGAGTTACGTTAGTATCACCTACAACTAGACACTTAATTCATTTAGGAACAGAAACAACTATTGGAGATACATCAACTCAAGATGACATGTTTATAAGATTTTCGGATCAAGAAGATATTAATGATTATACACCTACTGCAATTAATTCTGCAGGTACACAAAGATTACAAGATGGTACTAAAATTATTGGTGCTTTAAAAGCAAAAGAAACAATTCTAGTTTGGACTGATAATGCATTGTATACAATGAAATTTATTGGTGCTCCATTTACATTTGGTTTTGAACAAGTAGGTACAAACTGTGGACTAATTGGTAAGAATGCAGCTGTTGAAATAGATGGTACAGCATTTTGGATGTCTAATAATGGTTTCTTTATGTTTGATGGTACTGTTAAATCATTACCTTGTTCTGTTGAGGATTATGTTTATGACCAAGCAGATACTACAAAAGGTCAACAAGTTTATGCTGGAATCAATAACTTATTTACAGAAGTTACTTGGTATTATCCATCACAAGGATCTGAGTATAATGATCAATATGTAGTTTTAAATTATGGTGAACAAATGCAAGGTGGAGTTTGGTATATTGGAACAGAAGCTAGAACAACTTGGATTGATGCTAGTGTATATCCAAAACCTTTTGCAACTAAATTTAATAGTTCAGAAACTGGAACTTTCCCGGTAATTGTCGGTGAATCGGGTTTAGGACAAACTGTTTTATTTGAACATGAAGTAGGTACCGATCAAGTTAATCCTGATGGTAGTACAACTGCTGTTACTTCTTTTGTCAAATCATTTGATTTTGATTTACAATCTAGACAACGAAGTGCCACGGGCCAAGCAACAGGACCCACAATTGCTGGAGATGTATTCTTAGCAGTTAGACGATTTGTACCTGATTTTAAAGATTTGCAAGGTAGTTGCAAAGTTACATTAGCTGTTAAACGGTATCCTCAACAATCAGAGACTGTAACGTCTTTAAGTCCCTTTACAATTACACCTAGTACTGATAAAAAAGATACACGAGCCAGAGGAAGGTTTGTTAGTATTAAAATAGAAAATGATTCTGTTTCCGAATCATGGAGATTCGGTACATTTAGATTAGATGTACAACCAGATGGAAGGCGATAATGGATCCTGAAATTTTTGAAATGATGCAAAAAAGCGAACAAGAATTACAGCCAAAAGGCATCGCTTCTTTTAACAATTTTTATCAATCTCTTAAAGAACCTGTAGTAGGTAAATTAGGTCTTTTAGATTTATATGGAATAGGTAGAAATTTTTTAAACCCAACTCCTTTTGGAATGGCTTTAACAGGTATAGGTGCATTAAGAAGTTTAGCAGAAAATTTAGGACCAAACTATAGAGGAATGATGGAAAGCGATATAACTAATCAAGGCTATACTTTAGATGATATTGGAAGAGTAGTACAAACTGGAGCTTATGCAACTCCACAAAATATTATGGCAGGTTATAGTTTTGCTAGTCCTGGTTATACAGGTGCAGCTTTTGATAGAATAGATAAAATAAGAGAAAATATTAAAAAAGGAATTTACAAAAATCCAATTGAACAACAGAAAAAAATAGATGCTCTTGGTCAAGCAGTTCTTGATAAGGAAAGAGCAAGAAAAGAAGCTTACAATAGAGCTATTGAAAAAGCTAAAAACCAAGAACAATTAGATAGAGCAAGAACAAAATCTATTACTGCAGGTTATGGTGGTTACGATGAAAGCCCAGGAGCAACAGGTCCAACAGCTGCTGGAGCAGGAATGGGTTATGGTGGTGGTTATGCATCTGATTATGGATTTAAAAGAGGAGGCATAGTAAGTTTATATGGCTAAGATAGTAGTAAGATTACCGGAACCTAAACAAGAATATGATGTTTCTAACCAGAAACAAATTAACAGAGCTGTTTCTTTAGTTGAAGAACAATTAAACTCTACATTTTTAAATGAACTAAAACAAGAAACTGAAAGATTTACCTGGTTTACGGAGCAAACTAATTAATGGCAAACATATATAAAAACGCATTTT